GTTATGAAAAAATTGTCGCGTTATTGATTCAAGCTGTTAAAGAACAGCAGTTACAAATCGATGAGCTGAAGTCAAAGCTCTAGCGACCAAAACCAAATTATATGGATATGACAAACCCTTCCTGGACTTTCCAGGGTAGGATCTTCAACGATATCACAGACTTTCCCGAAGACACTTATGGATTCATTTATGAAGTGTTTCATAAACCTACCGGCCAAAAGTATATTGGCAAAAAAGTCCTATTTTTTGAAAGAAACAAAAGACTCGGAAAACGAGCATTAGAAGCATTACGCGAAGAACGTAAAGCTAAAGGAATAGGAGGACGAGTTCCTCTCAAACAGAAAGTAATAACAGAATCAGATTGGAAAGAGTATTACGGCTCTCACCCTACTATAAAAAAACTAGTTAAGGAGTCAAAAGACTTGAGAGAAGATTTTGAGAAAAAAATACTTGATCTTGTACCTAATAAGAAGCTTTTAACTTATTATGAGTGTAAACACCTATTTATAAAGGACGTCCTAGAGACATATAGTCATCAATATATAAATGATAATATTCTAGGAAAATTTTATAGAAAAGATTTTAACAATGATTAAACTAAAAGAAATTATCGGCCTCCCCTCATTGCAGTACCACATAGACAATAGTCTCTCATTACATGAGAATGTCTACCGTTATAACTCTGACGCCTTTATACAATTATTTGCTGAAGCAAGAGAAGCGTGGAGAGACGGGTATATTACGTTAAATGAAGAGGACGAAAAGCTTTTAGAGGCAACCGATATAGGAGAGTACGGAGATTATAACGGTATGAAAGTACCTTTAGATCTTCCAATGGTATCTCCTAAATATAACGCATTATTTGAAATAGGCTGTGCAATCGATGAGATGATTGAAAACGAGGAGACAATTGACGAAGCTCTTTCCATAGAAGAAATGATTGACTATGAGTTAGTAAAAGAGTTAGTTGAATCGATTGGCGGTACTATTGATATGGATAAATTCAGAAAAGCAGTTCAAATTCACAATGAAACATTTGACTACTCTGGGTTTGATCTTCTTAAAGCCTCTGTAGACTATATTCCTGAAGCGGAATACCAAGGTAAAAAAGTACAGCTTAACAGACCTAAAAGAGGAGGCTCTAAAAAATTCTACGTTTATGTTAAGAACCCTAAAACAGGAAACGTAAAAAAAGTATCTTTTGGAGATACAGGATTGTCTGTTAAATTCAAACAAAAAGGAGCTAGAGCTTCATTTGCAGCAAGACATAAATGTGCACAAAAGAAAGATAAAACAAAAGCAGGTTATTGGTCATGTAATATTGGCCGTTATTGGAAATCACTAGGTGGATCATCAAACTTCTCAGGTTACTGGTAGACCTTATTCTGAAAAAAAAGAAGACGGTTATATAATTAGAGAGTTCTCTCAAGATACTACTCCATTTGAATTTGTATGGCATAGAGATAAAGAGGATCGTATAGTTCAAGCTATGCATGATACTGACTGGCTATTTCAATTAGATAACGAGATTCCACAACAGTTATCAGAAAACAAACTATTTATACCAAAAGAGACATATCACCGTTTAATAAAAGGAACTGGTGATTTAATCGTTAAAATAAAAAAAATTATGAAGTGCGACTGTAAAGTTTGTGAATGCGGAACATCATGCGAATGTAACTGTTGTGATTGCTAATTAGATTATGAAACTAAGCGATATTATATTAGAGGACGATTATTGGAGTAAGTTCAAAACTGAAGCTCAAGAAATTGAGAATGAAATGAAAGATACTTACAATAGAGATGATATTTCTGTCTCTATAATTCAACACTCTAATGGAGATAAAGCAATAGGTAAGGTTACTATACAAGCACAAGAAGAAGTAAGACCTTCAGAATATCAGAATATGAAAAGTTTTTTGGAGGCAAAAGGATTTGAGGTAACAGGTGGTGCAAATTTTTTCGATAGGGACGATGACAGGTATTATTATCCTGATATTAAATTTGAATTTAAAATATGAAACTTTCTAAAATTATATTAGAAAATAAAAAATACGTAGTCAGAGAACAACTTGATTTATCTAATGAAGACGTTTTAAAACTAGCTGAAGCTATCACAGATAAACTTCAAGACTATCTAGATATAGATAACAGAACACTCTTACATCAAACAGTATCTGCTGCAATAGGAGATTTATTGCAAAACAACGAAATATAAGTTGTCTATAAGAGAAAAAGTTCTTATCTTACTGTAAAGATACGGACTGGTTATATGGATTATACTTTCCTTTTAGGATCCATTGAGAATATATTGGGTAAAAGTCATAAGAGAGCTAGAGATAACTATGCTTTCCATTGTCCTTTTTGCAATCATAGAAAGCCAAAGTTAGAAATTAACATGGCTACTAACGAAGAAGGACAAAACCCATGGGAGTGTTGGGTATGTCAGACTAGAGGAAGAACTATTAGGTCTCTGTTAAAACAGCTTAAAACACCGCAAGATAAAGCACAAGATATTTTAAAATACCTTCCAAAAGGTACATATATTGAATATAAACAACTATCTATAATAGAGCTACCAAAAGAGTATCAACCTATATACTCTTCATCAAAAACATCAGTAGTGGCTAATATAGTAAGAAAATACTTATATGAGAGAGGACTTACCGACAATGATTTTATTAAATATGGGATTGGATATACAACGTCTGGAGAATATGGAGGACGAGTTATTATCCCAAGTTATTCTGAATCCGGTCAACTCAATTTTTTTGTTGCACGAACTTACAGCAACAACTATTTTAAATACAAAAATCCAGAAGCTTCAAAAGATATAATATTTTTTGATAATTTAATTAACTGGACTCAACCAATTATTTTATGTGAAGGTGTATTTGACGCTATAGCTATACGCCGTAACGCTATTCCTATATTAGGAAAGAGTATCTCTACTTCACTTTACAAAAAAATAATCACCAGTAACGTAAAAGACATTTATATTGCATTAGATACAGATGCAAGAGATAAAGCTCTCGAAATAGGAGAGAAATTTTTAAACCAAGGTAAAAGAGTATTTCTTGTTAACTTACCAGATAAAGATCCCTCTGAAATGGGATTCAAAGCTTTTACCAAACATATCCAATCTGCAGAAGAATTAGACCTCGGTGGTTTAATGATGCATAAATTAGACCTATGATACAACAAGGTATGAATATTCTCGAACAAAACGAGAAGAAAAGACTTGAATTCAACCCTGAATTAAAACAAATAAACTTTCTCGATAGGAGAGTATATAAGAGAGGCGAAGGAGTATATTACCCGTCCGTAACAACTATACTCCAGTACATGCCCAAGAATAAGTTTTTTGAGTCTTGGCTCAAAGACGTTGGGCATAACGCCGATCTTATAATGAGAAGAGCAGGTAAACAAGGAACTCAAGTTCATGAAGCTTGTGAACAGTTAATACTTGGAAACGAAGTTAAATGGATGGATGACTACGGTAGAGCTAAATACTCTCAAATAGTATGGGAAATGATATTAAAGTTTTACGATTTTTGGACTACATATAAACCTGAGTTAATTTCTACCGAAGAGTTTGTATGGTCAGATAAACATAAGTATGCAGGTACTGCTGACATAGTTGTAAAAATGAATAATGAAATATGGTTACTGGACATTAAAACGTCTAATAGCCTACATAAATCTTATGATCTTCAGTTAGCATCGTACGCTAAGGCCTTAGAAGAGTCTAAAGATATTAAAATAGAAAGAACTGGTATAGTATGGTTAAAAGCCCATACAAGATCTGCTTCTAAGAAGAAAGGTGTATACCAAGGAAAAGGTTGGCAAATAAAAGTTATAGATGATATAGATGAAAATTTTGAACTCTTTCAAATGATCTACAAACTATACTCTTTAGAGAACCCTAATACTGAACCTATTTATAATAGTTATCCAACGACTCTAAAACTATGAGAAAACTTTGTTTATTAGCGTTAATTTTCGTATCTTTAACAAGCTGCAGTACATATCAAGTAGCTCGTTATGAGGTAGAAAATATACTCGCAGTAACAAAGGCTGGCGATACCATACAGGTACCTCTATCAGAATTTAGAAGACAGTATAACTATGATACATATTCAAACTGGCAGTTCTACTACGGAAACAGTTGGTGGTATTGGAACGATTGGAGATACCGTTACCCAAATTATAATCTTTGGAGGTATTATAATCATACTCCTACTCGCTTCCATTTTAGACCACAAACTCAACCGCAGAGACAAATCGCAAGAATAAAAGGAAGAAGAAATGAAACTAACACAACTAATCCTAGAGGCACGCAACAAACCCAAAATCGTTATAATGGCAGGAGGAGCGGGAGCAGGGAAGTCGTACCTTCTCAACCAGCTAGATCTAAGATCTCTACCCCTCGTCAACCCAGACAAATACGTAGAGGATCCGGACAGCCCCGCATACAACAAACTCAGCCCAGGGGTCGCTCTAGCCAACAAGGAAGCAGACCAATTAACAGACGAAAAAACTAGCTTTGTTTGGGACACAACAGCATCTAATCCTGCGAAAGTAAAAGATATACTTTCTAAAGGATACGACGCTTATATGGTAATGGTGTATACTCATCCTGTTATAGCATATTTATCTAATGCCAAAAGAAAAAGACAGGTACCTTCTTCCGCTGTTTTCTCTACCTGGCGTAATGTATACCAGTTAATCTCAGATTACAATAAAATGTTAAAGGGTAATCTTTCCATTTTTGTTAATGATAGAGGAGGAGAGTTTAACGATTATATTAAAGAATTTGATACAGCAGCTAAAAACGGAGCAGCAGGTATATCAGATTATTTAGAAAAATTAAATGATAAAGAAAACATAGGCGGTTCATCTTTTAGACAACCGTACGAAATGTCTAATCAAGAAGAACAAGAGTTTTATAAAGCTGTAAAAGATATCGATTATGATGTAGAAAATTACAGTGAAGATAGAGCTTTAAAAAAATACTTTACAGACTGGTATAGAAAAAACGGCGTCGGACCAGGAGATGATAAAATGAAAAAGAAATTAGATTCAGTTAGAAAGCAAAAACAAAACGCTGCAGATAGAGAAAAAGATGTTTTAGACAATATTGGAGAAATGCTCTACAGTCCTCTTTTTCAAGAAAAACTGATACACTCTACACCAGCAGAAATAGATCAAAAAATTCAAAACTTCTTATCATAATGGCTACAGCACTTTACCCAGGAGGTTTTAAACCACCGCATAGAGGACATTTTGAAGTAGTTAAAAGACTATTAAATAATAACCATAACGGTAA